CGCCAGCTCGGTCACACCGTCACCGACAAGATGACTCGCGCNGAGATCATCCGGCTCGCCGATTCGGGGCCCGCACCCGGNCCGAACCGGCNAGCCCTCGAGGAGGCNATCAGAGCTCTGGCCACNGGTCCGGAGCACGCCGCAGAAGTGCAAGCCTGCCGGCATCTCGCCGACCAGGTCGACGAGGTGCTTGCCCGGGGAGGCTTCGACGAGAAAGCGTGGCGGGAGTACCGGCTCGCGTTGAAGTCGCTTCGGGAGGCAGTTGCGGATGGTGACTCTGATCCAATCCAGGAAGCCATCGAGCGGCTACGGGACGGCTGAACCGAAGTACATGACACCGCGGACCCCCTCGCGTCCGACGAGGGGCCACGAAGTGGCGAGGATCGCTGAGGCGCTCGGCCAGCCGTTCATGCCGTGGCAGCAGCATTGGGCGCTCGTGGTCGGCGAGATGGTCCAGGACGAGGAGACCGGTATCTGGGTGCCGGCGTACCCGGAGGCGTTCGCCACGGTGATGCGCCAGCAGGGAAAGACGCTCTGGGTCCTATCCGAGGAACTGCACCGGGCCATCCTCCACCAGGCATACGACGGCAAGCCGCAAGCGATCGCCTACTCCGGCCAGTCCGGGTCGATGGCCCGCCAGAAGTTCCGCAAGGAGCACTGGCCGATGATCAACGCTTCCCCGACGATCAGGCGCCTAGTCAAGAGGCCCCGCTTCGCCGCAGAGGACACCGGCATCGACTTCAAGACCGGAGCCATCTTGACGATCTGGTCGACGGCGGCCGAGTCCGGCCACTCTCTCACCGTCGATCTTGTCTGCATGGACGAGATCTGGGCGGACACCGACGACCGGAGAGAGCAGGCTGCCCGGCCGGCGATGGCGACACGCCACGACTCGCAGAAGCTTCTGGCGTCCACCGCCGGCACCGAGAGATCCACGTTTTACCTGCGCAAGCAGGCGGCGGGTAGAGCGGCGGTGACCGAAGGTCGCACCGAAGGCATGGCTTATCTGGAGTTCGCCTTCGCCGAGGACGACGATCCCGAGGACCCCCGCACCTGGTGGGCGAACATGCCGGCCCTCGGATACACCATCAGCGAACGGACAGTCCAGGCGGCACTCGAGGAGATGCGTGGCGAAGACGGGGACCTCTCCGAGTTCACGCGGGCATGGGGGAACGTGACGACGAGATCGGGCGGTGCACGAGTGATTCCAGAGGCCATGTGGCTCGCCGTCTGCGACCCGGACGCCGCCCCGGCTGGCCGGCTCGTTATCGCGGCGGACGCCTCACCCGATCAGTCGTCGGCGTCGATCGCCGTCGTCGACCACGAGCTCACCTGCGAGCTGGTCGAGAACCGGGACGGCACCGGCTGGGTCCTCGACCGGCTCGAAGCGCTGCATTACCGCTGGCAAGCCGATGTTGTCCTCGACGTCGGCGGCCCCCTCGGCTACCTCGCCTCCCAGCTGGAGCAGCGAGGCGTGACGGTGGCCAAGTTCAACACCCGCGAGGTCACCCACTCGGCGGCGGCGTTCATGGAACGGCTCGCCGACCGGCGCCTCACCATCCGGCCCCATCAGAAGCTCAACGCCGCGGCGGAAGNNGCTATCAAGCGGCCGGTTGGGGACGGCTGGACGTGGTCCCGGAAGTCGACCACCGCCGACATTTCACCCTTGGTCGCCGTGACGCTCGGTGTGGGCTGGCATCTCCTGTCGGCCCCCGAGGACGACCTCGTCGCCATCCTCGTCTAGGAGGTTCCGATGCTTGAGCTGTTGATCGCCGCCATCCTGGGCGGCGGGGCCGTCGCCGGCGCCCAATACCTCGGATCGAAGCGGATCGGAGCCGCCAAACCCGCCGGAGATCTCCGGGGGTCCTCGACGGTACTGGGTCACATTCCCCTCGTCGCGTCCAAGGGACTCCAGCGATACGCCACCTATCGGGGGATCTTCCTCACGAATCCCTGGGTCTATTCGGCCGTCACGAAGCTCGCACAGGACCTCGCCCGCCTCCCCACGCACGTCTACGCCCTCGACGAAGCCGGCGAACGTAGACGGGTCCGTTCCGACGTCCCCACCCGGGGCCCGAGGTCGGCGGCCATGCAGCTTGACTGGATCCTCCACCATCCGGTCGGCCTCTCCCAGTTCGCTTTCTGGCGGGGTCTGATGATCGACCGGCTGATCTACGGCAACGCCCTCGCCGAGATCATCCGCGGCAGCTCGACCTCCGCCGGCATCGAAGGCCTCCAGCGGATCCGCTGGCGGAACGTCGCCTGGGTCGAGGAGGACGCCGACGGCCTCCCCCTCTACTACGAGATCCGGAAGGGAAAGAACCCCTATGGCACGACCAGGCGGATCGGCCCCGACGACGTCATCCATTTCGGCCGGGGCGTCGACCCGGAGAACCCCTGCGCCCCCTCCCCGCTGGAGTCTGCCCAGCACACCATCGCCCTCTATGAGGCGGTCGTCCGGCATCTCAAGNCGTACTTTGAGAACGCCGCCCGACCCTCCGGCCACATCGAGGTCGACGGCAACCTCACCGCCGACCGGGCCCGGGAGATCCGGAAGATGCTGGAGGAGGTCTACACCTCTCCCGAGAACGCCGGCAAGATCCTCGTCACCTCCGGCAAATGGCAGACGACGTCGGAGTCGCCCGAACATTCCGAGGTCGTTGAGCTGATCCGCCTCTCCCGGGAGGAGGTCGCCGCCATCTACTCGGTGCCGCCTCCGGTCCTCGGGATCCTCGACCGGGCGATCATGGCCAACGTCAAGGAGTTGCGGGCCCAGTACGTCCGCGAGGCGGTGGGGCCGTGGACGACCGAGCTGGAGTCCGAACTGATGTCCCAGCTCGTTGAGCCGGTGCCGTCCTGGCGCGGCCTGTTCGTCGAATTCCTCCTGGCCGAACAGCTGCGGCCCGACCTTGAGGCGCGGGCGGATGTCCACCAGAAAATGCGGCACCTGGAGTCGATCGACGAGCAACGGCGCCAGGAGAACCTGCCGCCGCTCAACATCCCCGGCGCCTCCGATGTGCCGTGGGTCGCCTCCGGCGCGATGCCTCTGTCAGCTTTCCGTGAGGGGTCGGCATTCATGCAGGAAGCCGCCCGGGCCTACGGCCGGCGGCTCGCGGAAGCGGCCCTGAGCCCAAACGGTCACCACGAACCCGAGGAGGCCATCCTGTGAAATACGACCGGATCATCGCCTACGCCCTCAGCACGCCCTGGGCGATCCGCCCCGAAGCCCTCGGCGCGATCCTGGACGTCCTCCAGATCCGCGCCGCCGGCGGCAGGTACACCGACGAGGAGCTCGTCGAGCGTCTTGAGGCCGCCCGGGCACAGAACGGCGAACGGGCCGGTGGCCGCACCCGGGGCTCCGTCGCTGTGGTGCCGCTGTACGGGCCGATCTTCCCGAAAGCGAACCTGTTCACCGAGGTCTCCGGGGCGACGTCACTGTCGACCTTCGCGGCGACGCTACGCCGGCTGGACGCCGACCCCCAGATCGCCCACATCGTCCTCGACGTCGACTCCCCGGGCGGGTCGGTCGAGCTGGTCCCCGAAACCGCCGACCTGATCCGCCGGCTCAAGACACCGACGACGGCGGTCGCCAACGCCGAGGCGGCGTCCGCCGCGTACTGGATCGCCTCCCAGGCCGACGAGCTGGTCGTCACCCCCTCCGGTTCGGTCGGCTCGATCGGGGTGTGGACCGCGCATGAGGACTGGTCGGTCCACGAAGCCAACCGGGGCGTCCGGACGACCCTGATCTCGGCCGGAAAATACAAGGTCGAAGGTCACCCCTTCGCCCCACTCGACGACGAAGCCCGCGCGGCGATCCAGGCCGACGTCGACGCCTACTACGACATGTTCGTCAACGCCGTCGCCAGCGGCCGAGGCGTGTCCGCCCAGGACGTCAGCGGCGGATTCGGCGAAGGCCGCATGGTCCTCGCTCGGGACGCCGTCCGCCAGGGGATGGCCGACCGGGTCGCCACCCTCGAGGAGGTCGTCGCCGACGCCGCCCGAGGCACCCGCCGACCCCGCAACCTCGTCGGCTGGCGCGGCGAACCGGATCCGGAGGCGACCCCGCCGACGGAGGCCGCCCCAACGGGCGAGGTCCGGATCGAGGTCAACACACCCGCCGCAGCTGAGAACACCGAAGCCGAGATCCCGGCGGAACGGCTCCGGCTCCTCGGCCGCGGCAAGGTCAGGGAGCTGTTCGGCCTTCGGGCCGACGACTCGACGGTGCCCGCCCTCGCGGGCGGCGAGACAAGAAAGGAGGAGCAATGACCGCTCCCGCAATGCTGGAGAGTGATCTCCGGCAACTGAACGAGGAAATCCGCCGCCTCGACGCAGAGGCGGACGCCAAGCACCAGGCGGCGGACAAGATGGTCGAGGAGATGCGCGCCGAGGGGAAGAACCCCCTCCTCGACAAGGACGCGTTCGACAAGGTCGACGCGGCCTACCGGGAAGCGGACGAGCTGCGTGAGCAGGCGTCCCAGCTGCGGCAGCGCCGCGAGCGCCTCCTCGGCCGGATCGACTCCGCCCCCACCCGGCCGACCAGGGCCCCGGGTTGGCGCGGTGCCACCAATCGGCTGATCGAGTCCGAGGGCTACCGCCGCCTCAAGGAGGCCGGCGTGTTTGAATCGGGCGCCGCTCAGGCCGGCATCGAGATCGCCGCGGGTGAGGTCGTCAGCCGCGACGAGGCGCTGCGGATGCTCCAGGCCGGCTTCGGGTCCGGGATGCGCGCCGCCGTCGCCGATGTCGAGGACATGGTCGCCCCCGACCTGCGGCTGGTGCCCCCGGTGGAGACCCCGGTCCGTCAGATCCGGGTGACGCAGCTGGTGAACGTCACCACCACCGACTCGGATCAGGTG